TCAAAATATATTGATTCATATCCGGATCCGGTAGTCTAAGTCCAAATGTATACTCTTTACCATCTTTACCATCTTTACCGTCTCGGCCTTCATGACGTTCTGGTACATTCGTAGGTGACATTGTATGTGTATGTTCATGGTTTTTAATATTGATACTACTCGTGGTATCAATACCCCCAGGTAAACTCGGGTCAAACAATATTACTTTGTAAATAGACAACAATTGTGTAGACGATGAATTCTTTTCATCTAAACATAAAATACTTACCATAGTACGATTCTGTGGAAATGCGGTACAAATCAGAATATATTGATTTTCAGGGTCATTGAATAAAATACTTTTCATAACACTGGTATCTGTTTCCATATTCATCGTAAATGATATTCCCGTTTCCATTGTTACATCCGTAGAACCAGTTTTCATCATAATTATAATGCCATTGGAGGTATCAAACCATATATTAGATTCTATTTTGTACAATTGTGTAGGATTTTTCAATCCAGAAGGTACAGAATATTGTGGAATCACATCCACATAAGTTTCATCCGTAACGTGAAGTGTGGATGCGGCAGTTCTCGGATAAACTGTATTACCCGTATTCATACTCGTCGTTTTGGCTGATGTAATGGGAAAAGCACCAATGATTTTTGTTTGTAAAATATCATTGATCACCATGACGGTTTGGGTTTTCCAAGGAAAATAAAATATTTGATAATTAAAAGCATGGGAAGAAACACTTCCCACATTGGGATATACCCAAGCTTCGTAGGAAGATTGTATAGGAATTAAATACTTGGATTCAACTGTATTTTCGCTAAATGTAGGATCAGGAGGAGTTGTTCGTTTTCGGCTATATATAATGATATCGGAGCCTAGTCTCGGTATTACTATCATATCAGTTAAACTGGAAGCATCTGATGTTGCGCCGGTACCGGTACCCATAGGTGTACCAAACAATTCCAATACATTACCTGAGGTAGAATCGTAATACACTGAATCATATATTTTTAACAACTGAATCGTGCTACTATAAGGTTTCACCAGTACATGGGATTCATTGGGCGAATTAGAATTGTATCCGATGAACCCTTCTAGGGGCAAATAATTAGAAAATACCACAGAAAGTAGTAAAACAATTAATAAAAGAAGAAATATCATAAAAGGAGAACACCATCGTTTCATCATGATGGATTTATTATATATATTATTCTTACTACGTTATATATATTATAGGTAAAAATTGATTCTTCCGTTGGTTAGATTTGTTTCGTAACATAACTTATTAAATCAACCATCTTGAATCATGTCGTCTGTAAAGAAAGTTACCACACCACTGTTACCCTTTTATGATGTCAGTTCTGACCATAAAAAATGGGAAATTGCTATGGATGAAAGTGGACGTGGTCCCCTGTTTGGTAGAGTATATGCAGCGGCGGTAATATTGCCACGTGACCCCGCTGCATTTGATATAACCTTGATGAAAGATTCCAAAAAAATTCATTCCAAAAAAAAAATGAAGGAATTGGCAGAATACATTCGTTCTCATGCAGTCGCTACGAGTGTACATTATCAAGAAGCGGATACGATTGACCGTGTCAACATATTACAAGCGGACATGATGTGTATGCACGATTGTATTCGTGAATTATTGACCGACCTCAATTTTCATGATGCACACTTGTTGATAGATGGTAATTATTTCAAACCGTACAGTGTCTTGGACGAATCTACTGAATCCATGTATATGATTCCACATACAACGATTGAACAGGGGGATGGTAAATATGCAGGTATTGCGGCGGCGTCCATCTTGGCTAAATATGAACGCGATACGTACATTGCGGAATTGTGTGAAGAATATCCAGAACTTGTCACACGATATAGTCTAAATACAAATATGGGATACGGAACTGCAGCACATTTAAAGGGGATTCAAGAATATGGTATTACACAGTGGCATCGCAAAAGTTTTGGACAACAAGTGAAACGCGCAACAACAAACTATTTATCTGGAGGACCAATAAATTCAATCGTTGGATAATCTCTGTTCTCGGTAGAATTACATGTTATATCAATTACATTTACAATAATTTTTTTATCTGGAAAAGTAGTAAATTCAGGGAATGCAAGCATGGTTTTTTTGACTGCATGTTCAATAATTTCAGTTAATGTAATATGATTTTGTATATCATCTACAATAATTTCATGACCTGTATTTCGTAAAATTTCTTGGTCATTCACCTTAATACTGAATATTTTTACTAAAGGGCGTTCCACTATTTCTTCTGGATCTGATTGGTTTGATGTTTCGTCAGGTTTCTTTCCAGTATAAAGTTTTTGAGCACGTGTAGCACCATAATTATAACGAATTCCTATATAATCTCCATGTAAATGGATATTTTTTTTAGATAAAGCCTCGTTTACTAAAAAATTTGCATAATAATCATATGGAAATTCTAATGTATTATCTGACTTTCGTTGTTTCAGAGAAAACGTATAGAACATGTTAAATAATTTTAAAAATTTTTTCAAATTTTTTTTATTTTTTAGAACTTCGTGATGATGTAAAAACCGATATACTTGTTCTTTCATTACTCTATTTCCAAAATTTAAAAATCCAGCGTATCTTTGTCCAAGAACATTTGTTTGTGATACATTTTTGGGTAGTTTAAACTGTGGAACTCTTCCATTTGAATATGAAATAATACCTCCATGACCAATGATAATAAAACTAATTTCAATCGTGGTTGTTTTTCCCAAGGAAAGATTACTAATACGTTTTGTAAGTGTGTCTATAGATTTTTTCGGTGAATGTATATATTCTGGGGCAATAACCATTGCGGAACTTATAGATAGTGCGGATACTGGGTTATAAGATTGTTGTTCATCAACTATGTCCACATCCATAGATGAATTTGGGGTAGTTTTTTGTGATTGTGAAATATTTGTTAGACCACGTTTTTTATTTATAATTTGGCTTCTATTTTTTTTCAAATAGCGATTGATTTTTTTTGTTCTCGCTTGTGTTTGATATTTTTCTGTATGTCTATATTTAATATTTTTTTTTGTTTTTGGCATTTTATATATTTACCGTATATATTTACACTATAATCATCCTATCATCAAATATATGTTTGGAAACCATCATATATTTTGTTTCTCGGTCCATCACACTATACCCAATCAAAAAACGTTGATATTCCGGAAAAAACACCATACCCAACGTATATTCCACTTTTTCTTTGTTAAATGTCCATAGAGTGGTGTATTTTTTCAGTGCCAACGTCGTACCATCCAATACAATCATAATATGATAATAATATCGTCGGTCTTCGTAACTCACCAAGTGTCCAATAAACCAAATTTCTGTGCCGACTTTGACACCACACGTGGAACACCGCACATCTTTGAAAAAATAGGGTAAAGTTTTTTCTTCAAATCTATGAGTCTCGGTAAATGTCCCCGCGGTAGGACAAATGGTACCAAGAACCAACGGACGCCAACTATATACACATTTCAATTGAATTCGCCCAGAATTCTCCGGTGACAAAGTCACCTTTGAATTTAGTTGTATTAGGGTCAGCGAGCGGAGCTCGCAACCTTGAACCACCTTCGGTGGTTCTGAGGAATCTTCGGTTCCTGTGCGAAGGCTACTCGGAACGGAAGCCCTCTGATCTCCCACTTCCATACCAAACAATACCCAATTTTTTTCCAACTTTGGATTCGCCGCCGGATATTTCAACAATTTGGCATTGGTACAATAGAAATTTTGCGACATACTGTCACGCACTATCCATCCGTGTTCTACCGTCATGACGGATTCATCATGAGGAGAAGGGGGTTTGGTAGTAATACCATCCAATCCACGATTCGCATTGTAAATAATACGTCCAGAACCTCCTCCTATACCCAAATATTTGTCATACGAAAATAAACGTACATCTTCCAATCCCCGATAACGTCCATCATTGTATGTAGAATCACAAACCAGTTCACTTTCTTTTTCTTTGACTATCCATTTCTTTTCATAATCTCCCGTTACTCCCGAAAAACGCGCAAGAACATTCTTGGTACCAATCAGAGTTTGCCCCCCACCAGCATAGCCTTCGTACCCGCCTTCGTCGTTGATCCGATAGTTGACATAACGCACACAAATGACCAAATCCCCCGTTTTAGCATCTATACACATAGACGGAGTAGAAGACATATATTCACCCAAAAACCCACCCAACTTTTCACGACCAATTTGTGACAAAGCTTCCACATTATTGGTACACATGGGTAGTGCGTAACGAGCCAAATCGGGTGCATAGAATTTGTAGTTGGATAGGACATTTTTGTACATGGAATCTTCCAGTGAGGAGTATTTGAGCACTTTCATACAGACCCGGGACAGATCTTTTTGTTTCGGATTGCAATAATAACCCAAGATGGAAAATTCATAATCCAACTTATATTCATATACATCCATTTGGGTAAACAAATGGTCTTGATTTCCGGTATGTTTGGTACGAACATCGTCCGCCATTTGGTAAAATTGGTAGGCCAATTCATTTTTACCCAATTTACGATAATATTGGATAATTTCGTACAGATTTTCTATCCGATTCCCATAAATATGATAACCTTCTAACCAAGTAAAAATGGCACACGGCATATTGTCTAATTTTTGATAACAACATCCCATCGCATAATTACTTTGCCACATTTCTTCAATCCATCCACCAATGTCAATCCGTTTTTGGTACGTTTCTATGGCCAATTCCAGTTCACCATTGTCACGATAACTGTTGGCCAAATAGTACGTATACCGGTCATTGTTCGGTAATTCTACCAGTCCTTGTTGTAATAATCGTATGTCACGTTGAAATTTGTCACTTTTGCTCCCACCGTCGCCAATATCACGAATGAACAATTCGGTCACGGAAAAGGAACCGTACGGTGTATTTTTCAATTCTTCCGGCATTTTCACATATTCATGCGTTACACCCCAATAAGTAATACCCAAATTGTTTTTGATAATACGAACATTTTTGTAATGATATGTATCGGTTCCCTGATAGACGAGAAATGCCCGAAAACGAACCAGACGTGATTTCAATTCAGTAATCGTAAGTTTAGGATCACGTGAAAGAATCATATCGGCATCCATCAAAAGAATAAAATTGGCCTTGCCGTGTGGTATCTTGGTACACGCTTCCAGTGCGACCGTACGATTGTAACCAAAATCACGAAACGGTTCCTCAAATACATATCCAGGTATGTTACGTTCCTGGAAAAATGCCTGAATAATCTCTTTCGTATCGTCCGTACTTCCAGTATCACAAATACAATAACTATCCAGTAAATCTACCACCGATTCCAACATCCGACGAATAACTTTACTTTCGTTTTTTACAATCATATTTAGACATATTGTTTCCATTCCAGTATATATTCTACCAATAACAGAAATCTTTATATATTGGAACCCAAGGTTCCAATAAAACCTCCTAAGTAACGAGGACGCCTCACTACGTTCTGCGCCCTCCTAAGGTTTCCTTGAAAGTTCTTGGTACATTAGTTGTATAGGCTCTTATATAACCAATTTGATATTATTACCTACAAAGAGTTTCTAATATCCTTTATGTGAGGATTATATAGTAAAGAATACATAATGGATAATAAAAACCGTGTCAATGAATGTTATCGGTATGAACCCATAGAAGTCACAGATAAACCACTGTTTTCCCAAGAAATTGATGCCACCTATGTACTTCATTTGGAAAACAATGGTAGGTATGAAACCGTATTGGATCAATTACACCAATATCCGCCCACAAAAATCATATACATTGCCTTTAATCCTGGTTTTCGTTCCTGTCCCAAGGAACCATACGTGATCATTTCTTTGCAGGACATTGTGGATGCATTCATTCATGTATTTATTCATGCCGAAGAACACGGTTATCGCAATATTTTAGTATTGGAAGACGATTTTTTCTTTGACCCGTGTATTCGTAACGAACCTGAACATGTGGCTCATATAGAATCCTTTTTACACAAATTAGACAAAAAGGAAAATTTCATGTATTTTTTAGGTTCTTTGCCCTTTTTACAACGTCCCGTGGATTGGAACGGTGTGCATTATTCTGTATCAGTAACTGCCGGAACCCATGCGTGCATTTATAGTCCTGCCATGAGACGTAAAATGTTGTCCCTAGACCAAAAATTAATACGTGATTGGGATGTTTATAACAACAATCATTGCAAAAAACGATACGGATATCATCGGCCTCTATGTTATCAATTGTTTACCGCAACAGAAAATCAAAAAAATTGGATAGGTTCGGATGGTCCTTATGAAGCGTGGAACAAATGGTGGGGTCAAATGGGAGTGACTATATTTAATGCATTTGGACTGGACAAACACATAGTTCCTGGTTATCCATTTTTTTATCATACATCAAAATTAGTTTTTTTTATTCTATGGACATTGTTCTTCTTGGTACTTTATGAAATAATAAACATATTACGTAAAAAACCGAAAGAAATATATAAACAATCGTACGTATTGTTGTTTTTGTTGATACTATTTTTGTTACCGTCGTATATTTTGGTCATGTTATCACAAATAGGAAATTAACCTTTATTCTGGTCTGATTGTTTTGTGGAATCGCACTTGTGCGATTTCACTGCCAATATGAACTGGAAAAGATTAACCTTATTTTGGTCAGAGGGCTTTTGCGCAGCTTAGCCCTCAACAACTAACTTCTCCGGTGGCAAGGCCACCGGAGAAGTTTGGATGGGGGTGCCCCAGGGTCAGAGACACCGTAGGTGTATCAACCTTACATCCCGAAGGGATGTTGAGGCACCCTATCCAAGAATAGAGGTTAAACAATTAATGATATAATATAGTAGATAGTACCTAGAAAAATCATGTCCCGTGAAATTATTTGGATTACTTTAGTAAATCATGGATATGTATCTTATACTCAAAATTTTTTACGTAACATTCGTGCACGTAATATACCTTTTATTTTAAATATATATTGTACGGACGAATTGGCTTACCATGAATTGAAAAATGAACTCGGTTGTTGTTGTTTTCATGCGGACAAGTTTTTACGTGCACCACTGGAAATTGCCATGACGGAATGGAAAGAAGAAGAATACAAACGCATTACATTTGCAAAATTAGACGCTATACATTATACATTGTCCAATACGGATTACCATGTGGGGTACATAGATACTGACATTGTCATGTTTCATGATCCAGAACCATATTTCTTGGAAGCAATGGAACAGAATACCGATACGGATGTGTTTTCACAATGTGATGAACGTGGTCAAGAATGTACGGACCCCTTTGGGTGTCCGAATATGTGTACCGGAGTGACGGTATATCGTAATGTACCCAAATTGCGGCATATCTTTGATTATACAGAGGAAGACATTGAAATTTATACATCGGACCAAGAATATTTGAATGCACTGTGTTCTAATTACAATGTGTATACCATGACATTACCCAAATCTGTTCTGATGAATGGTTGTTATTTTCCGGAAATGACCGAAACTAAGATAGAACATATTCCGGAAACATGTTGTTTGTTACATTTTAACTATATGATTGGACATCAAAAAAAAGAATGTATGAAATTACAAGAGATGTGGATAAAGGAACCTACGGTTCCTTTAAAACCTCCCTTCTAATGAGGAAGTTCAAATTGGTTGTATAGGATCTTATACATCTATTGTACCAAGATTTTTCTATAAAAGGGAGGTTTTAAAGGGTTTTTCTTTTGCCTTCAGGCAAAAGAAAAGTCGTAGGTTCCTTTTAATGTGTAACATGTATATAGAGTGATTTTTTCAAAATGTTGACCAGTTTTCGTAGTGATCCATCCAGAATAGAAAAAGAAATGCAAATGAGTAGTTTTGCAGGTAGATATGCTTTAGATGTACCCGGTCCTGGTATGAATTTACCCATGATGGATGATACTCAAATTCGCATGCAAACCTGGGGAGCCAATCGTCACAACAATTTTGTCAATTTAGAAAGTGATTTACGTGGTATGACGCGCCAATTGAACCGAGACGACATCAATTTGAACAATTATCAGACGACTGCGGTGACCAGTCAGATTGTACAAAATTATCCGGTGCAAGCACCCTTTGTCTTGGAATCACGCGCAAGTCATCCCGCGTGGATTTATCGTAATCGTGAACAACCAAGATGGGAAGAACCTTGGATTAATCCACAAGCACATGTTGAAAAGGATTTCTATGACAACATACAAACTCGTATTTTAGAAAAAGATTATTATGTTGAAAAATAATAAACTTATCGGGTATGTAAAACAACATAAAAATATTATATTATCACAAGTAAATGGATAATATCATCAATAAATTACAACAAATCACCGAGGAAAAATCTACTTTAGATACTTGGAGTTTGGAAGAGAAAAAACAGTTGTTGGATATGTATTGGATTATTTCTAAAAAAGAAAGACATATATTTGGTTTAATTTATCAATATCACGGGTGTGATTCTTGGGAAGATATTTTTCGTGATTATGATACTGTATATTTGAATGATAAATCAAAAGGTGTAGAAATCGCTATCAACGAAATCATTGAAAGATTAGAAGAAGCAAAGAACAAATAGGTTTTAATATATATGTACATAATGTATAGTATTTTGTATGGTAAATAAACGTAATTCCAGAAAAAAACACATAAAATATGGAGGAGTTGATTCAGATAAAAATAATCTTACAAACACATCTAATGTAACGCAACAAGGAACCGTAGGAACCGCTGAACCAGTGACCACACAAGGAACCGTAGGAA